CTTGCGGGACTTTCTCGATATCGTCGCGCTTCCGATACGTCGTCAGAACCGTTCTTAGACTTAACGCCCGTTTGCCCCCACGCGGAGTCCATAGAGCCTCCGTGACACGGTCCGCCCCCCTCTCGGCCACAGGCGGACCCGCTCTCGCGCTCGCCCCGCGTATCGTCGTCCCTCGCCACTCCCGCCTTAACCTAATCCCCACTGATACACCGTTGTGTCCGAATTGATACACCCATACCGTTTGCCCCTCTCGCCGGAATGTGAGGCCTTTTAGGCCTTTATTTACTACATCTGTAGGTGGACCTACTACATCTGTAGGTGCATGGCCACGTGCGCACACGGCCTCCTCCACGGATGCGCCTGGCCACGTGCCACGCGACCACGGCTGGAGGTGTGGGGTCCGCCACACCGGCGCACCCGGCGCACGGATGTCCAACGCCCCGGTGCGCGTGGGCGCCCTGGTGTCCACGCCACCGTTCCGTTACGGCGCGTTGCGTCACGGCGAACCCCGGTTTCAAAGTCCTTTATCATGCAAAGCGCAGACCGGGCCCTCTGGGGTGACGCACGCGACGGGGCAACGCCCATGGCGCGGCACGGTGCGCCAGTCCTGGCCAACAATTTTCTATCGGTGCGGCACACACGCGGGGACGCGAGCAGAGCGAAGCGGGCTGTCGTCTGTCGATTTTGCAGGAAAAACCGGCCAGAAATTCGGCCAGAGGACCGACTATCTGACCACTATCCTGGCAGTGGCAAACAATAGCAAACACAGGAGTTATGGCGGTTAGTTCGCCCATGATGACCGGCAATGTGGCCGGAAGAAGAAGATGTTCAGAAATAATGAACACCCGAGATTCCTGGACGGGAGGCGAGGCGGAGCGTTAGCGGAGGCTGAGCCGGCCCTTGGGGGCGAGCCGGGGTCGGACCAACACAAGCGTTTGGTGTGGGACGGGGACAAGCGGATGATGGGGAAAGAGAGGTAAACGATTGATAGCTATATAGATAGTATAGGTGGTCGGCCGGCTCAAGGGTCGGCTCGTCCCTGCGCCTGACGGCTCCGGGCCGGCCTCCGAACGAGGTGAATAGGTGGCCCCCGATGATGTCTTCGGCCCCCTATCGGCCCCCGACTGCGGACCACACTTCGTGTGCTCCTTGTCTGCCCCCACCGTTACACGGGTGGTGTGTCTTTTTCTCGCGATGTCACTGATAGGGTAGCATGACTCCAAGTATGCCTGATTCCTTGCTCCATGTCTACCGCAATCGTTTCCCCTCTTGGCCTGGAGTATGGTATCGTTATCGTAGCGGGATAGAGAAGCCTGGCCATCTCACCAGTCTCATACGCTGGAGACCGTTGGTTCAAATCCAACTCCCGTTCCCAATGTCCCCATGCCCAAAGCGTACGCACCCTCATCGCCCGGCCTCCCGCCCGCTGCACGCATTAACAAGCATAAAGACCGGGACGCCCATTGCCGAAAGCACCCCGCAAAGAAGGGCCGCATGACCTTCCACGATGCTGAGATGGTGATGTCCACCGTGATGTCCGAGATGGAGAGGCAGACGCCCCAGGAGATAGCCATCACCACTGAACGGGATGTCGAGACCATCAAGAAGACCATCAAGTCTGCACGAGCCACCCTACACTCCCGAGCCGAAGCGTATGTGGACCTCCACCATACGGCCAGCATCATTGCGGCCTCCCAAGGCGATGCGAAGCCCGCCCAATGGGCCTTGGAGCGGATTGCCGAGAGCGGTGAACGTGTCGTCGACCCCCCAGCCGTAGAGAAGACCATGCAGCTCCCACAGCCGGCCATCAACATCCTCATCGGCGGTGTGCCGAGACCGACCCATGCGTTATCACCCACCCCCGTCCAGAATATGATTGATGTGCCCGTCGCCACAGAATGAACGCCCTCTGTCCTCTCCACGACGCCTACGTCATCCACCACCCTGATGGCACGGTAGAGGTCCTCTACCGCTGCACCGACAAGGGGTTGGCGTATCATGCGTCGGCCGCACCCAACCTCTTGGTGCATGGGCCGAGGGGTACCGGGAAATCGATGTTAATGCGGTGGGACTTCCACATGCGCGCACAACAGTATCCAGGCTATGTGTATCTGATTTTGCGTCGAACGATGCCCGAATTGAAGCAATCGCATCTCCACTTCATTGATGCCGAGATGGAGAAGTTGGGTGGCTTCTACCACCACACGGACAATGTGGCGGTCTATGCGAACGGGAGCCGGGGCTATTTCGGCCACTGTGAGACCGACGCCGACATCTTGAAATATCTCGGCAAGCAGTTCTACGGGATTGGGTTCGATGAGTTGACCACGTTCGAATGGGACATGGTCATCAAGATTTCCTCCGCGTGTCGTGTGCCCGATGGGTGTGGGTTGACGGCCATCGTGCGAGCGGGCACCAACCCGTTGGGGGTGAGTGCGGAGGATGTCCACCGCTACTACATTGCGAAAGACCTCACCCCGGAGGAAGACCCCGACTACGACCCGGCTGACTGGGTGGCCATGCAGTGCATGCCCGAGGATAACCCGTTCCTCGACCATCAGCAGTATCGGAAGCGATTTGCGGGGCTGCCAGACGCATTCAGACGGGCGTGGCTGCTCGGTGAGTGGGGTGTGGAGGGGGCCTATTTCTCCCTATCTGAGGGGCACGAGCTTGAGGCGTTACCGACGTTCGGCCCGCCCCACGATGTGCGGGAGGTCATCCGATGGCCGTGGATGAACATCTATCGGGTGGTGGACTGGGGTTGGCACGATTCGGCCATTTGTGTGTGGTTCGTGGTGCTGCCGAATGGGCGCGAGATTGGGTTCCGTGAGGAGTTGTGGATACACACCACCGCGAAGAAGGTGGCCGAGGCCATCGTGGCCAAGAGTGATGGTATGCGGGTCATCGCGACGATAGCGGACCCCACCATGTGGAAGGGGCTCGAAGAGACCGGCACCTGTATGGCAGATATCTTTGAGCGGGCTGGCGTGCCGTTAACGAAGTCCGTGAACGACCGAGAGGCGAACGGCTGTGCCACGCAAGAACACCTCAACACCGAGATTGACGGTCAGCCGAAGCTCCAGTTTGTGAAGACCGGGTGTGCGCAGACGATTCGCACGTTGAAGTTGATGAAGGTCGACAAGAAACGCGCGGGCCGGATTGCCGACCACAAGCAGGACCACCTCCCAATTGGGGTGGGGTATTTTTGTATGGCCGATGTGGTGCCGTCGAGGCCGCCCCGCAATGAGCCTGAGCGTCGATGGTTGAAACACAAGACGACACGCCGCATACTAGGAACAGAAGGCGTCCGTCATCACGTGGCCCGTCCATAAGGATTACCTATGTCTACTGCGAATATCGGCGCTGAAGAGATTCCCCCAACTCCGACACCGGCGCAACAGAAAACTGGAGCGCATGACACGCGCACGGACCCGTGGGCGATGCGGATTCAGCAGTGCAAGAATTACAAGCGCCAGCTTATCCGCGAGTGGGGGCTCAACGTCGACTATCGCCGGGGCAAACAGTTCGATACGGACTCCGATGTGGACCGGATTGCGGTCACGGACGATTGGGCGCGGACCAAGGCCAAGCAGGCGCAGTTGTTCAGCCAGGTGCCCGAGGTGAGGTTGACCCCGAGAAAGCCGAAGTATCGGCCGGCCGTGCCAACATTTGCGGCGAAAGTGAACGAGGTCCTCTGCGAAGCGCGCGTGGGCGTGGCGATGGATGAGTGCTTGCCGGACGTCATCAATGCCTCCGGGGTGGCGGCGGTGGTGGTGGGGTATGAACGGCGGACGGAAATGGTGCCGCTCCCCACAGTCGACCCCGCACAGGCGGACATGCTGATACAGGCGGGCCTGCCTGTGCCCACCGCGCTCCAAGAGCGCACAAGTGATGCACGGTTTACCTGTAAGCGCGTGTCACCGGCCGACCTGCTGTGGGATGTGAGCTTTGCGGGGTCGGACTTCGATGATAGCCCCTTCACCGGCTATACCGGGCGGATGCCCTGGAGCGATGCGAAGGTCAAGTTCACGCTGACTGACGAAGACAAAGAGACCTGTGCCCAGTCTGATAGCCGAGGTCCGGATGCCTCCATCACCCATGGCCAGGAAGAGGGCAAATACAAAGAGACCGAGGTCGTCGAATACGACGAGGTGTTCTACTGGCGGTATTTGTTCCATGCAGAGGAGACCAACTACGACGCCATCCAGCATGTGGTGTATGTGCGGGGGAAAGAGAAACCCGTCATCAACGAGCCGTGGAAAGGCCAGAAGCGCCCGACGAATCCGGGGCCCATGTTGGGGGCGCGGAAGTTCCCGGTGCGGTTCCTCACCCTCACGTATGTAACGGATGAGTGCATCCCGCCCTCGGACAGTGCGGTGGGCCGGCCCCAGGTGAATGAACGGATTCGGTCGCGCTCGAATATGGCGGACCAGCGGGAACACAGTCGACC